CACAGCCAACTGGAGTCATGGTGACTGCAATTGTTCCACTCTTGCCACCAGCACCACCGCGCAAAGTCCGCGCTGCAATCTCGTTCCAGACATCTTGTGGAACCGGTTCATCCACATGAACAAAAGATGCAGTGAAAGATGCCAGTCCAAGTCCTTGGTTTGCTGTCTTGATGTAAATGATTGACCCATTGTTGAATCGAACAATCGGATTGACACCTCTGAAACCCTTTCCAGGAACAAACTCACATTCTGGATGCAGTGACCCTTTTGGAGTCATGGCATAAAGCTTCTCTTGAATGGTGACAGACTGTTGATGGGAGTGTGTAATCAAGTATGCAGAAATTGGTGGTGGGTCTGTTTTGATATATGGGTGTGTTCCAAGACATCTATGCAGCAACTCCACAACTCCACAAGTGGTCTTGCCGACCTGATTCCCGCCAAGAAATAGTTTGATTTTGGAGTCATCACGCAACCACGCTTCTTGTGGTGGTGTTGGACAGAAGTAATCCAGTGGATTATTGATTGTGCGCGCCTTCAGACTGCGCATTTTCTTGGTGGTTTGCTTAATCGACATCAAAAGAAACCCCTATACAAGAAGCCCCTTCTGATATGACTTCGAGAATTGGCCTGTTCTGCAGCTTCGCTATCACTTTGCAAGTCTTCAGAAAGTATAGTGTTCTTGGAATGCTGCCGCTTCTCCAGCGACTGACCAGACTCTGGTTTGTCCCTATTTGCCGCGCTAGCCAAGCAAGTGTTTTCCCTTCCTGGGTCACACTCTGTCTGGTCCATTCTCCAAAGTTCATCAGTTACACCATGGCAGTCACATGGGTCATTGTCGCAGCATTCACAGTGTCCATTCATTTGTGTCCTCTGTGCAATGCACCTTGGTATTCTGGCAAGTGTTGCAGTCCATCCATCAAGATTGCAGTGAATGGTCTTTGTTGATGCTTTGCAAATGATTCGCACAACATCACAAAGTATTCAAGTCTTGGTCTGCTGCGGCCGCTGGTCCAAACATAAAATCTTTTGGCATCAATACCACTGGACTTCTGTAGCTGCAGCCAAGTCAAACCAGTCTTCTTGATTTGAGTGCGCACCCATTCACCAAAATCATTTTTCATTCTGCTTCTCCATTTTGCGCTTCCAACGATACTCAGCATGCACCATTTCTGAACAGTGCATGAGTGCTTCAAATACCAGCTGTCTTGGACTGCGTTCTTGTGCAACACCAAAGATTTCACACATTCCAATCAAGTATTGCAGTTTTGGCAGATGTTTGCCAGAGCACCACCGATCAATGCTGGTTGCACTGTATCCAGTTTGCTTCTCTAGCTGTTCATAACTGAGACCACTTTTGTCAATCTGGAGCTCCAGCCAATGCGCAAAGTATTCATTTCCAGTGTATTTCATTTTCTTTTGTCCAGGACTTCCAAGCATTTGTCAATGTTCATGTTGTTATCAGCGCACTGTTCAATGATGAAGAAAGTGTTTGCAATGTTGCTGATTTCATCACACTCTTTCTGACTGGCTCCATCGCCTTCACGCGTTTGCAGTCTGCAGAACATTTCTCTGCACAGCATGTCACTGTTCTTTTCCATCCACTTTGCAGAACACGAGACCACCAGCAAATCAGTGTCAGTCAGTTGCTTTTTGATTTCTTGGTCACCAAGTTGCAGCTGCGCTTGAAGACTGGACAGTTGCAGCAGTGTTGCATTTTGGTTTTCAATGATTTCTGATTGTTTGTTGTTCTTGCTGGTCAACCAGGCATTGACTGCACTGGTTCCAACCGTTCCAGACAACAATCCAATCAAGATTGCAGTGGTGATTGTCATTTTGTACCTCATTCTGATGTTTTCTTTGTGATTTGAATCACATTCCCCATATTTCCTATATCGCTTTCAAGTCTCTGTCTCAAGATGGGAGGCAAAGAAATGATTGCATTGGAAATCTCTTGCAGCAGCTGTTCATCAGTCAGTCCATCCATTTCATCTTGCATACCTTCTTCAGCTTCGACTTGTCTGATTTGTGCAACCACTTGCAGCAGCTGTCTCTGAAGTGCTGCATAGGCCTGCCATGATTCTGAACTTTCTGCCTTGGCCATTCCGCGCTTCAAATCAATGGCCTGCACTTTCAACAGTTCAAGTGTGCTTTCTGGCATTGACACATCTTCTTGTTCTGGCTGTGTGTTCTGTCTGTCTTTGGAATACCCATGTCTGCGCTCCAGCATCCATGCACTGGCCTTCCAATCTTTCAGACTGGCTTCTGTGATATTCCCAAGGTGAACAATCGCGCCTTCAATCTCTGCGCTTTTTATATCGTTCAGAAAAGTAGAATATGCGCGCTGTTTTGGGTCTTCACCTTTTTTCAGCCAACCCCAAAGAGTTGTTCTGGAAATGCCTGCATAGTCAGCTGCCATTTCATAAGTGCAGCCAGCTGCAATCGCTTTCAGTATTCTTTCCTTTCTTGGTTTGGTGAACTTGCTTGGTCTTCCTTTTGGTTTACTCATGTCTTACCTTGGTTTTTTCTGGAAAAATATTATCGTAGCGCAAAAAAGTCGCGGTGAGAGCAGTGCGGGGGGGGTCGCCTAGGTGCACATGGGTGCTGTGGTGGCCTGCCCTGTGTCCTGCCCTGTGTCTAGTATATTATTTCCATAGCGTGCCTGCTTGGTTGTGGTGGTTATGTATTTATCTTCTTCTGCGGTCTTTCATGCGCTTCATGTATGCATCCATTCTTTGCTTTCTGGTCTGCTTCTTCTTCTTTGGTTCTTGTGGAATAGGAAGTTCACCATCTTTGAACATTCTAAATGCAATCGCAGTAGCCTGGTCTTGTGGAAATCCTTCACGCATCAAGCGCACAATCTTTCTGGAAATCGCATAGTCTTCTATTGGTGTTCTCTTGGCCATATCATACCCACTCGAAATCATCATCATCAGAGTCTTCATCTGTTTGACAGCTCTCCAGCTTGCGCTGCTGGTCTTGCAGAACATCAAGCGCAATCTTGATGAAGTCCAGTGTCATTGGGTGTTCTGTGTGTTCATCGAACTCCACACCATCACCAGTCCAATGAACCAGCATCACATCATCATCATTCAAATACAGATACCCACAACCAGAGAAATGTGGATAGTCTGCACCGACTTCATTGACTTTGTCTTGGAATGCTTCTGCAGCTGCGATTGGGTCAACTGGTACTGGAGACTTGATGCCTCTCAGCAACATACGCACCAATTCTGATATATTGTCTTCAGATATACTCATATCTGAAACTTTAACACAATATTCAGCCTCTAACTATCCATATATGGTGAAATCATGCCAACAATCAAAGTACCACAAAGAATCCAACTGATAGCCAACCGCGCTATTGAATACAATATGTCTCTGCCAATGTCAAAGCGTGCTGCATACAAAGACAGCAATGACAAAAGAATACCAGGAACCGGAATGCGAACCGCGCGAAGATTGGCCAGTGGTCAAGTTGATTTGGAACAGCTGCGCTTGATGGATGCTTGGTTTGCTCGCCATGGTGAATCTGAAGCTGAGGCCAAGGCAAGACAGGACAAGACCAGCAAAGCTGCAATTGCTTGGGCACTTTGGGGAGGCACTCCAGCATCAAGATGGGTCAAACGCGCAATCAAAGAACTAGAATCTGAATAGCCAATACACCAAGAATTGCCATAAATACACGTAAATACACGTAAATACACCAGTTTGCAGAGCCTTGTTTTGCTATTTTGTTCCGCTAGTACCGATGCATAACCATAGTATATATACATATATATAGTAATTTGAATGAAAATTTTTTGAGTAATCACATATATATTTATAAGGATAGAAACCGAAGTGATGAAACTGGCTGAAATCTGACTATATTCCAGTTAGAACCAAGTGTATTGCCCAATTTGACTGGTGTATTTTGGTGTATTTACCCAGCAAACTGGTGTATTGGTTTAGAATAACTGGGCAAAATCAACCACCAGTTGAGTTCTGAACTGGAAAAAAAACCAGAAGACCCAGCACTGGAGGACAGCAGCTGGGTCTAGGTAATTTGACTTTTAATCTCTAAATGGAGAAATCTAACAAGAACAATCCACCATGGGGTCACTGGTGTGATGATGGATACAATCAATCTAACCATAAAACTGAAAAGGACAACCCACAAAATGCAGATTGTCCAAACCAGATAAACAACAAACAAACAAAATCACTTCTGTTCACTGCTATTGTAACACTTCCAGCAGCTTCAATCCACCTTTGCTCTCCACATTCTGCATTTGTTGGTACTGGAATAAAACTGTTCATAGCCGCAATCTCTGCAAATCTGTGCAATGCGTTTGGTGAAACCTTGGTGCTGATTCGCAGCTGACAGATTGATGAAGTCCATGATTTGCATTGTGGTTGCATTTCCACCATGGTGCTTGATGCAGTCCAGCACTTTGACTGTCCAGGGGTCATCAATGATGAATGCTTGCTGATACTCCATCAATCTGTCTTCACTGTCTTCACTCAACCACCATAAGATTCCTTCATTGTACCAGTGCAAAGCTTCAGCCCACAGTTGGTTTCTGTTCTCTGCAATGTATTGAGTGTCAATCTTGCTTTCAATCTCCACAATCCAAAATCTGCGTTCTGGTCCATCAGAAAGAAATTGATAGTCATTGGTGGATGCTGTGAAAACTGTTCTTCTCTGTCTCTGCACTGGCATCTTGGCATAGGCTGGTCTGTATCTGTCACTTGCTGAAGTCAAGAACTGCTTTGCATTGGCAGCTGTCTTTCCTTGCAGTGCGTGCATTTCTGCCAGCTCCCATATCCAAACACCAGACTGGTGCAGAAGCTCATAACTGTCTTTGTGTGAAATGTTGATATTGGAATCTGAAAACCATTCTTCACCAGCTAGCAATTTCAGTGCAGTTGATTTGCGCATTCCTTTGGGACCAACCAACACCAAACAAGTATCCATCTTGCAACCGGGTTCCATGACTCGTGCAACGCAGCTAATGAACCACTTGCAAGACATTTCTATTACCAATTCTTCAGTCCCTTCTGGAGTCTTCGAGTTCAGCACATCTTGAAAGAATGGTTCAATTCTGTGCACTCCATCCCACTCCGGCAAATCAAGCAACCATTCTTTGATTGGTTCAATGGTTCTCTCCTGGGCCACCATGATGACAGATGCGCGCAAAGCTTTGTCTGTCACCTTGTATCTGTAGTGTTCTTCAAAGTTCAGTGCAATGCGCTCAAGTGTCACATCAGAGACCATTTCACCATCCAGCAAGATTTGGTCTGAATGTTCATTGTAGCAAAGTGATGCATATCTTGGGTCACTGCGCAGAATGCTAGCTGTGTTCCATCTGCAGTTGATTGGAATCATTATGTTTGTCCCTCGTTTGGTTGATTTGCGCAGCATATCCCAAGTGTCAATGTCTGCTTCTGGTGGATTGCCTTTGTCCTCGACTTGCAAACCTGTTGCTTCTTGTGCAAGTTCAATCAATAGTTCTGTTCTTTGTTTCTGTGTCAAATGTTTTAATGTCATTGTATTTCTCGATTTGTCGTGTGTTTGTTGTTTGTTTGGTTGATTATAATAGTTCTTCAAAGCGACCCCACCAGCCGCATGAATTCACATGATTGCAAGTTGGCCATTTGTAAGTGGTTGGAATGGCTGGGTCAAGACTGAAGTGTACACTATTTCTGGAACAGCTGGGACACTGAATATATCTTGCTTCGTTGCCTTGAATGTTTGCACCGGCCTTGTTCGCAAATGCAAGTCTAAAGCTGGGGTCCATCATCACTTCAGAGATTGATGCTTTTCCATTGGAATAGACCTTTGGAATGTATTTGCGCTTCACTGGTTCTTTGACAGTTATATGGTCATACTTTAAGTCAAAAGGTCTGCCAACATTCCAAGCTGTCTGATGATAGTTTGATGGAAACAGTGGATGCTGTGCAGTCATTTCTGTGCTTGCTGGTGTTGGTATGCCATATCTGAAATATGCGCGCGCTCTGTCATTCAGTGCTGCTGGGTCTGGTTCTCCAGCACCAACAATCACATCCCAAACACCTTTAGCAGCTACACTGGCTCGATTCCAATCAGTGGCTGGAATGGGATGCAACAAAGGCAAGATGATTCTATATTTGTGATGATGTGGTTTGTGTGAATAGCTGGTGTGCGCAATCACATGGTATTCGTGGAACAGTCTCCAAGTGTCGAAAGGTGTAAAACCATCATCAATGTCAAAGACCAAGAAATATATCTGTGCAGCGTTCTGTCCACTTCTGCGACCATTGTTGAAAGTGGTTGGACTCCACAAAGGCAACATCTGCTTCTCTGGAACAAAGGTGTCTCCAAAGCGAACTGTGAAACCCTTGCACAGCTGTGCAAATGTCATTGTGTGTTCATGTGCCTTGGTATCTCGAAGATTGCTGAATGTTGATAGCTTCCATGTTGTTCTGGTTGGTTCTGTCATAGCGTATATATCCTCCATTGGGTGTGTGGTTCTTCTTCTTTGCTGCAATACCAGTCCTCTGCATGAACACAAACAACTTGATTGTCATCGTTCCACGCTTCAGCTTTAGTCAACACATCAAGAACCATCTTTATCATATTGTCAATGTCTGGTTTGGTGGTCTTTGGTATTCTGGCAACTGTGTCTTTCTTGCGGTTCAGTCTTCCTGGTCTCTTGTGGCAGAATGTCATGCTGACTTTGATTGGACCAGTGATTGGTTCATGGTCAATCTGGATTTCTGCTAGCATGTCTTTCTGGTATTCAACAGACTTCTTTGGAGTGTATGCACCCCATCTTGACATTCTAGGCCGACCCAAAGCGACTGGGTCAGCGTGAAATGTTCCTTGGCTATGTAGTATCCACATCATTTGTCCTCCAATAAATCATCCAACAATCCACTGTTCAGAACCTGTCTTGCAACCCATTCAGAACACTGTGGAACAATCGCATTTCCTAAGGCTGCAATTCTGTCCACCCTATGATAAATCCCATCATTTCTTCGACAAACCGGGGATTGAGTTGGAAATCTTTGCCAGTTTCCCCTG